ACAAAGTGACAATCATTACAAGACATGATGATAGGTTCGTGACAAGTTTGAACGACCAAAATTATACGATCACTTTACCTAATACCAAGACTTACAACGTTGCAAGTATCAATCCTGATTACGAAGTCAATGGTTACGATACAATTGTATTAAGTTTAGTTGGTGGATCAAGCGACACAACTAACGATAGTGATAGTAGTACAACGAGTGATAGTGGGTTTAATTCTAATGGTTTGTCGTAAGTATTGTAGTCATTCAGGTTGTAAAAGATTAGTTAACTTGGATCAAAGATATTGTGACAGACACAAACCGAAACAACAACAACAACACATAAGTAAGACAAGTGATTATGCAAACGAGATTCATTCAAGCAATCGTTGGAGACGAACAAGCTTGCTGTACCGTGAAGCCAATCCGATATGTGAGGCTTGTTTAAGGGCTTCAAAAGAGGGTGACCAGTCCCGTGAAAAAAGGGCTGGAATGATTAACTTAGCAACGAGTGTGGATCATATTGTGCCACTTTTTGCTGGTGGTGATCCATACGATTGGAACAATCTACAATCATTATGTGATTATCATCATGCTTTGAAGTCACAAGCTGAACGAGAGAGCAAAAAAAAATAAGCCAAAAGGCTAGTTAACTAAACACGAATGAAATAGGGGGGGCTATGCAAAATAGTTCGCAATGGACGTCCTACTCTTAAAAATTAAAATTCCCGATTTTTCAGTTAAAAAAACAAAAAATTTAGCCACACTGAAGCCGTATAATCCTTTATTTAACGGCTTTCTCGATACATAAAGAATAACACTTAGGGGGTTAGGTGTCAATGATAAAACTAAAAAATAATTCGCACGAATCACGAACAACTAAACAAACAAGGGAGCAAGCTAAGTCAATGCTGGATCAGGACTTAGATTTACGACCAGCTATTATTTTAAGCGATCAAGGTCAAGTGTTTTTTAACCTACTTTTGAAACTTGTTGGTGATAGTGACGTACCGTTCGCACAAATTGACAGCTTACAAATTAGTTTGCTGGCAGAATCGTTAGACCAGTTGCAACAAGCGTTAGATTCGATTCATAGCAACGGTATCATGATTGACGGCAAGCGAAACATGGCGACTACCGTATACAATTCAGCGCTGAAAAACGTTAACGACTTGCTACGTGACTTGAATTTAACTATGAACGCACGTGTTAAGCAATTACTTGCTAATGTTCAGTCGGGGGACGTAGCCGATCCCTTTGCCGAGTTGATGAGTGATGACTGATTATGTATTGCAGTATTGCAACAAGGTGCTAAGCAGTGAAATTGTCGCCAATAACAAAATTAAGTTAGCTTGCAAGCGTGAATTAAACGACCGTAAACGTATCAATAATGATGATAACTTCAATTACTACTTTGACAATAAGCAAGCAAGCAAGGCCATCAAGTTTATGTCGCTTATTCCTAAGACTGACGGCACGAAGCTAGAAATGGCACTATTTCAAAAGTGGATTATTGGTGAATTATACGGCTGGCGTGAAAAAGATACAGGCAACCGGCGTTATAACAAAGCATTTATCAGCATGGCACGTAAGAACTCAAAGACTTACGTGGCTAGTTGTATCGCAATCGCAAGCCTATTGCTCGAAAATAAACCAGCTAAGAATCGACAAGTGTTATTCGTTAGTAACGCCTTAAAGCAAGCTAAAATTGGTTATGAAATGGCGTCAAGTGAGTTGAGACAAGTGGTTAAGCTAAGTCCAAGCCTAAGAAACAAACTTGACATAAAAAAGAAACAGATAACCAAGCTTGATGATGATTCTTTCATTGTGCCAGTTGCCGGTAAAGCAGAAACGTTAGACGGGTTCAACCCGACCACAGCGATAATTGACGAATACCACCAAGCAAGTAACCACGCTATTTATAACGTATTGAAGTCAGGTATGGGACAGCAAAAAAACGGTCTATTGTGTATTATTTCAACTAGTGGCTTCAATTTAAAAGGCGCTATGTTTGAGGACTACCAAGTTATGACTGATATTCTAAACGGCAAGCAAGCCAACGACCGACAATTCATTGCTATTTGGGAACTTGACGACCGAGAAGAAGTTAACGACCCAGCTTGTTGGATTAAGGCGAATCCATTGTTTGAAGTCCCAGCCGTGAAGCAGTTAATGGCCGAGAATCTAAGCAATGATATTGCAACAGCACGACAACAAAACGACTTGGTTCCCGTATTAGTGAAGCAGTTTAATATGTGGTATCAAAGCAACGAGGATAGCTTTATAAGCCATTCAGAGTGGTCTAAGACGATCGTAGATAAGCCAGACATACACGGTAAGCGTGTTATTTTTGGTATTGATTTAAGTAAGTCTAATGACTTAACAAGCGTTTCGTGGATAATTCCACAAGATAATGACACTTATTATTGCGATAGCCATAGTTGGGTAGCCACCAAGTACGGCTTACTTGAAAAAATGAAAGCCGACAACATCAATTATCAAGCACTAGCAAGTGCTGGTGAATGCGATATTACCGACCTCGAGAGTGGTGTTATTGACTATCAAAATGTATTCGACTTTATCAAGCGTATGGTAACCGAGAACGATTTAAAAGTCGAGGCAATATGCTACGATCCGTGGTCATTCGGTTACTTGTTGGGACAGTTTGAACAAGAGGATTGGCCGCTAGTTGAAACAGCACAAAATAATAAGACGCTAAGCTTCCCGACTAAGCAATTCAAAGAATACTTACTAAACGGACAGATTACGCACCCGAATAATAATTTATTGGGCGTAGCCGTAGATAACAGCGTGCTTATCTATGACAGCACGGGCAATTGCCGTATTAACAAGATGAAGCATAACAATAAGATTGACCCACTAGCGGCATTAATGAACGCTTGGGTCTACACAAGTAACGAGATAATCGAGGGGGAAAGCGATGAAGCTGATAACAGTTATTACGAATCTGACGAGTTTACTTTTTAAAAAATATATACAAGCAACTTTGTTAATCATTGGACTATTGCTTATTGATTTAGGCGTTTTGACCTTGCTTAATGTTGGGTCTTTTTTAGTATGCAGTGGTTTATCAATGATTACAGTTGCATTTCTAATTAATTACGAACGGGAGGAGGTTAAACAATGAGTTTTTTCTTTGATTCACAAGAAATTGAACCAGACAAAGACACAGCGTTTTTAGACGCAGTTGTAAGCATGTCAAGCAACGATAGTAGCGTGTTCGTGGGTGCGGGTGCGCTGCGTAACAGTGATGTATTCGCGGCAATTAATATCATTGCAAACGACTTAGCAAGCAATCGTATTCTAGTGCCAAAAAGTAGCGTCTTAGAAACACGCCTAAACGATAAGCCGAACGGAAACATGTCCGGCCGTGATTTTAAGTTCGCACTGGCGGCACAAATGTTGCTATCGGGTAACTCGTTCGCACTGATTACGGAAGATGGCTTCCAGTTCGTGCCTAACAGTCAAATGACCGTACAGCAAGATGACGTCACAGGCCAGTTGACCTACATCTATACGCCTAACGGTCAAAGAAGTCGTCAGATTGCGCCTGAGAACATCTTACACTTTAAGTCATTCACTCAATACGGTGCAGTTGGTATTAGTCCGCTATACGCTTTGCAAGATGAAGTAGCCTTACAGAAAAAGGGCAATGGCCTATTGCGCGGCTTCTTTGACTCACCGTCAAGGAATTTGCTCAAGGTGCATAAAACGGATTTGAGTTCACAATCCAAGCAGAATATTCGACAAAAGTTTGAACAAGCGAACAAAGGCGCCTTATCGACCGTCATTTTAGACGACAGCATGGACTTAAAAGGCTTGACCGTAGATGAGGGCTTACTTAAAGCAATCAACTCAAACGAGTTCTCAACGCAAAAGATTGCGTCATGCTTTGGATTACCGCAATCAATGCTAAACGTTGAAGAGGTGCATAGTTCCGCGGCACAAGTTTCAGCTCAATATTATCAGTCATCAATTTACAAATATATGGACTGTTTCACTAGCGAACTAGCTTTCAAGCTCGGCAAACAAGTCATTTATGATGATTCAAGACTACGAATTAATAAGCAACAGGATATTGAAAATGTAATTGAACTCACTAAGGCCGGTGTGTACACGCCGGACGAAGCAAAAAATTTACTAGGAGGTAACGCAATTTGATTAAAGATTTACGATTAGTTGCTAACGCGGAACTACGAGCACAACAGCCACAAGGCGACACGCCCGAAGACGCTGGCGACCAACAACAACCAGATGACAAACAACCAGACAAACAACCAGACAAGCAACCTAAGACAATCGAGGGTTACGCGCTTTTGTTCAATAGTCCAAGCAAGGACTTGGGTGGCTTTGTTGAAGTGATTGATCCAGCCGCCCTTGATGGCGTTGATTTATCGAACGTGATTATGTTAGACCAACATGATTATTCTAAGCCACTGGCAAGTGTTAAAGCCGGAACACTTGAACTAACGCCAGATGAAAAAGGCTTACATTTCACGGCTACGCTGGACGATTCAGTTTCATACGCTAATGACGCATATCAAAACGTCAAGAGTGGCAATGTTGATAGTATGAGTTTCCGTTTTGACGTAGATGATGACGGGGATGAGTTCACACAAGACGAACAAGGCAAGATTACACGCACTATCAAGCAAGTCAAAGATTTGTTTGAAGTATCAACGGTGACAATCCCGGCTTATGATGACAGCAACGTTTCAGTTGATAAACGCTCGTATGAAGAATTTTTAGACAATCAAAAAGGGGAAGATACAAAAATGACTAAACAAACTATTATTGATCCACAAGAACAAGGCGAAACACGTTCATTCGACAATTATGTACGTTCACACGGGGAAATTCGGAGCGGTTTAAAGACTGATGGTGCTCAAGCAGTTATTCCACAAGAAGTTGTGACACCTATTTTTGAAGGTGCTAACGCTAAGCAAAATCTTGCAGAAATGGCAACCATCAAAAATGTCTCAACAGGTTCAGGAAAATATCCAATCAGTATTTCAGATCCTACTAAGTTTTTAGCAACAAAAGAAGAACTTGCAACCATTCCAGACGTTGACGCTAGTGTTAATGATGTACCATTTGAAGCTAAGTCCTTTGCTGGCAAGATCTTTTTAAGCAACGAATTGATCGAAGATTCAGCTATTGATATTAAGGCAGAAGTACAGTCACAACTTCAACAGTTGGTATTGAACACTGATAACCATAATGTTATTTCATTGCTTCAAACTTTGACCAGTGAAAACGCCACTGATATTGATGGCTTGAAAAAGATTAAGAACACTGAAATTGATCCAGCTGTATTGGGTTCAGTTGGTTCAGTAGTTATCACTAATCAAGATGGCTATAACTACCTTGATACTTTGAAAGACAGTCAAGGACGTTATTTATTAACCGAAGATGTTACGGCTCAATCAGGTAAGGCTTTATTCGGCCTTCCAATCGTGGTTGTTTCAAATGCTGTATTACCAGACGTTTCAGGTCAATTCCCTGTATTCGTTGGTAATTTGCCTCAAGCCGTGGCAGTCTTCCGGCGTGACAACATTGCTGTAAACTGGGAACAATTCGATTCGTTTAGTCAAGGCCTTGCTGTTATCTACCGTGGTGACTATCAATTCATTGATAAGAATGCTATGAAATATGCTTTACTAGGTACGCCAGCAGGCAAGTAGTCATAATTAACGAGGGGCAACCCTCGTTGTACATAATAAAATCAGTATTTTAATCAGGAGGTAAAGAAATGGCAGACACAAGCACAGATCCAGTTGAAATTACACCAACGTTACAAAATTGCTCGATTACGGAACCAGCACCAACAGTAGAAAACGGCACCAAACATTACTATTTAAGCCCGAAGCAAACAACCGTAACGCTAAAAGCGGACACTGGTTATATTTTTAAAAATGACGGGAAACTCACTTACCAAGAGACAGAGTACGCAAGCGATGATTTAGTTATTAAAGCAACGAACACTAACACGGCTTCAATCAGTCTACCGGCTGATATAAATTGGGACAATCAATTTAATTTTCCATTAACGATGAGTGCGGTTAAAGACGAATCAACTACACCAACTGCACCAACAGTAGCACCGACCACGCCAAAAACGACTGAACCAAAAACACAGTTGGACGTATTAAAGAATAGTTTGCGTATTCCGCTCGATCTAAAAGATGATGATACGCTTTTACAATCATACATTGACGGTGCAACCGAGTATTTAAAATCAACGTTAGACGAAGACGCAACAGGGACAAGACTTGATAGCAAACGTGCAAAAGTCGTTATCAACGCACTAGCTGAACTTATGTATCAAAATCGTGGAGACGAAACTACAAGCAAAGATTTCCCTTTTACGTTACGAGCACTTATCAATCAGCTTAAATACTAAGTATAAAGGCATTCCCGTTGTGGGGGTGCCTTTTTGTGTTGAATAATTAACATCATATAACATAAAAAGAGTACTATAAAGAAATAGGAGGTGATTAAAAATGGATAAGCCTAAATTTGAAACACCAGAACAATATTTACCAAAGCAACCTAAAGTTGAAACACCAGAACAAAATTTACCAAAGAACAATTCCAAAGATTAAAGCCACGAAGCATCAGCGATGATGCTTCTTTTTGTATGTTGAGAGACGTATTCTAAGCCCTCGTTCAGTGTTTACCATTATTAACTATGTTAATATTAGTAAAGCTAGGGGGTGTAAGTAACATGAGTAAGACTATGAAACAACTTACAATGGAGTTTGGCGTTACAAGGCAAGCTATCATGAGAAAAATGGACGATAATTTTAGAAGTAAGTATGTAAGTAAGATACATAGTAACGGAGTAAGTAGGCTGACAATAAGCGATGATGGATACAAGCTTTTAAAACAGCATTTTTTAAGCAGTAACAGGGTTGTAAGTAACGAGGACGTAAGTTACAGTAATCATGTTACACACGATAGTACCACGGACACAGCAATGGAGTTGCTAGAAAAACAACTGGCTGAAAAAGATAAGCAGATCGAAAAGCTTCAGCAATCTTTGAGCGAAGCCCACAAATTACTTGACCAGCAACAACAATTAAACTTGTCTACTAACCGTCAAAATGAAAAGCTACTCGATACCCCACAAAAGGCCAGCGAAGACGTCTCAAAGGACGATACAGACGCTTTAGAGCCTACTGGGGATCATTATAAAGGGGAAGAAGTTAAGACACCTAAAAAGGGCTTATTCGGCTGGCTAAGACGCTAAAATGATAAAGGTTGTATTAATATGATATTACGGTTATAATGTACTCAACTTAATAAACGGAACACAAAAAAAGAACCCTCAGCGCTAAGGTCGCTAGGATTCGTGACTTATCAGCTGTAACTGATAAGGTTTTCGATAGCAAGTACCGCAAATACAAGCTATCTAACTTGTTTACATTATAGCATGTATACCAAGTTTTTCAACCATTGATACTTAAAGTAGGTGGCTGTTATCGGGAATCTTATAAAGAGACCTGATAGCAGCCACTTTTGTTTATCCAATGGTTAGCAACCATAATAGTAACTAAAGGCCGGAAACCTGATCTTAGCTAGTGAAACCTCCCGTGAGTGTCGTTCGTGACCCCGCTTGCAGTTAACATCATAGGTATGCTAAACCTTGTCGAGATCAACGCGACTAAAGACGTGGCTGGAAGACTAGGAAATGATACGGACAGGCCTACTATCAATGCAGATTACTTGAGTTGCTGTTTAAACTAACTCTAATGATAGCAAGGTGCAAGGGCTGGTTGAGCTTAAATTGTCTGATAAAGAGTTCTCTCTTTATACTGTAAAAGAAGCACAGTTATTCACTGATAGGATAACTGTTTGAGAGAGCCTAAGGGCTTGACCCTTGATGGTTTAAGCACCGCTATGCGTGCCAATGGTTTAGACTAGGGTGTTATTAATATACTAGCTGTCCCGTAGCCTACAAGACGTTAAGAACTAGCTACTAACGACAGACACACTATCAATATTATATAGTCTCAGCCGAGGCGGGTTCTAAGCCGACATATTTCGGACTACTATACATAGAACGTCATTATCACAAGGTAACTCATACGATCAAAATAATGCAATTTCACAAGTGTAAAATACTGGTATATTAACATTTAAAAATTTACGCTATTTTCACAAAGTATAGTTATCGTATGGTATTAGTAAATTTAATGTCTAATATCATTGCTATAACAACGTTTATGATACTTCACAAAGTTTAGCTTTTACTAATATGTGTTATGTAAACTAAGCAATGTTAAGGCTTGCCTCAATATAATTTTTGGTGCTATAATTTCTTTGTGTGAATATGACGTTGCACATTTACTACTCTCTCAAAAAGTACAATAAAGAGGCCTACCCTCAGTTGGATAGACCTTTTTATTTATTGTTGCAACATGTTTTGACCATGATATAATACAACTTGTGTTTGCATGAACACTCCGTTAATTTTCATTTTGAGGTACTGAATTGTTTTGTAACGACTAAGAGGCCCGTCATTAATTTGATGGGTCTTTTTGTATGCTGGCAAGACTTCTAAGCAACTTTATACGCTAACAGGTGTAATTACATTACTGACAACTAAACATAGCTTAGATGGTTCGTAAATAGATTATATGCACGTGGACTAGTCTATATAACGGAATAACCCTATAAAGCATTTACAAGCGTTCTAAGACGTTTTAAGTGTATGTGGCATAATTATACGTGATATAGCTTAGAATATCTAAAATCATGCTTTAAACGTTGAATACTATGCTTGTAATAGATGAGTGTTAAACGTATTCGATCATTGGTTGTCGTGATTGAGTGGTTGTGAGTGCAAATTTTTTATATTTTTTTAAAATAATGCTTGACAAATATACAAAAGTGTGCTTTATAAACTTTTAGGCCGGCCTAACTCCTTAAATTTTCTCCCGATTGTTAATTGCGTGATAACGTTGATATATAAGTGTTTTGAGCGAGTGTAAGGTTTGTAAATTAGCTCCAATAGATATAGTCATATAGAGAGAATAAGCGCTAAAGCACTAACTAAGAGTAACTCACTGGCGTTCGTAACTCTTAGTGCACTCTTGTAAGTTAGCGTATTGACTAAACTGGTTATACTAACGCCTCACTAACGTTCGTTGTTCCCCCTTTAGAAACCATTAGACCCAAAGGGGGACGAAAGGTCTAGTCACTCACTGCGTTCGTTCGTGAGTAATTAGTTAATGGGATAATATTGCTTATTACAAAACTTAAAACTTGTAACTCTTACTCCTGCAATGGATACAGCGATTAAAATGTAAAAGAATTTTGTATATGATATAGGGGAATATATATACTCTATTATATCAAAAATTCTTTTGATTAAAAAACTTGTAACTCCTTGTGCCAGTAGGCTTACAGAGATTCAACTTTTGTTATAAGCACCCCTAACAACATGATATTATGAGCGTAAGCGAACGGCGCCTTTTACTTTTGCCTTTTGCGCGCCCCTCGGTGCAAAAGCAAAAACAAGCGTAGCGCGTTAGCATTATAATAATAAAGTAAATTAATATAATATAAGGGTAAGTGCTAAAGCACTAACTCACACTAATTCGCTGACGCTCAAAGTGTGAGCATATTATCACGATCACAATAGGAGGCCTGTACGTTGAATATATTTAAGCTAATAAGAACACTCATTCTTACATGTATATTCTTAGCTATACTAATCTTTGGCCTCATGTATGTAGCCGTCAATCCACATATATTGATTATGATTGGAATAGGTCTCGGCGCAATTATCGAAGCAATCAAGCATTGTCGATCATAGTAAATATAATAATAAATTATCATAATTGATATAATATAATAATTTTTTATCAGGGGTGACGAGATGGCGTTTTTTAGCTGTTTTTTCTCCATCTAGTCGCTCTTTCAGGAGATATATGTAAGGGTAATAATTTTTTATCGGTAGGGAAAATACGTACAAAATAAGCGAAAAAGTGTACATATTTTCCCTATAATTTAACATTAGTGTAAGGGTAAATATTAAGGAATCATTAAATATGATAGCGGTAGGGAAAATATGCAGTAATATGGCTAAAAATGTTGCATATTTTCACTATATCCTGACATATATGTAGGGGTAAATATTAAGAAATAATAAAATATGATAGCGGTAGTCGGAATACGTACAAAATAATGGAAAAAAGTACATATTTCGACCATATTTTGACATTAGTGTAAGGGTAAAAATATTTTTTACTTGAAGGGGAAATACGACCATTATCGGTTGATTTTTGGCAATATTTTCCCTTATTCGGAAGTATAGTAGATAGACACGTAAAAATAAATATTTTGCAAGTGGTGGAAATACGACCAAAAAACGCCAAATTTTGGTAATATTTCGACCACTTTGGGAGTATAGTGTAAGGACTAAAAAAGTACATACTGCGCTTATTTTCCATTTGCACAGTCCGCTCGTTGTGTAAACAATGACGGAACACACCCTTTTCGGTGGGGCTTCGTTCACCCCACCAAGTACATAAACTAAAACTAATCAAACGGGGTAGGATCCTGATTAGTAATTAAATACATACGTATGTAAAGCGTACGTTATCAGACTTGGAATCCTACCCCACCGGCAAACCGGCGATCTGATAACGTACGCTTTTTTTTGTGTCTTGATTCTTAACCTCCTAACCTAACCAATGAGTGAAAACTTGTTGGTGTACATAATATACAAATTGAAAGGGTGTATTAATAATGGACGATAAACAAACATCAGAATTAACTATGATTCAAAACAATTTAAACTTGTTAAAACAACCAACGGGACAACTAAAGACGGTTTACAATCACAACTCGGCCTTGATCCGGCTGCTGAAAACAATCAACACATTAATGTTTCACCAAGGCCAAGCGGGTATTGCTAAGGGACACATGGCCTTACCATTAAGTGCGCTTGGCTTATATCGTGCTTGCGGTAAACGATTCATTCAATCACATAGTATTGATTCCACGAAGCAGCTAATCAACTTATTATGTGTGGCTGGTGCAATCAAGGTGCTGTCATGGAAAGATTTAACACGAGCTGAAACAAAACAAGCTAAGTATAAACATACTTATTACCAATGCTTGGACTTACGGGAAGCGGACTTCTCTCGTATCAAGGGTATGGATTGTAACACGGCATTAAGTTATGCAACAGTGGCTACTTGTTACGGTAAGGAATTGGCCGACAATTCTTTTAGCAGTATCAAGACAAAGGCCACTAGAAAAAGCTTTGACGTGTGGGGCTTAGAAATGTTTATTGCTAAGGTAAAAGAACAGGGCGTCATGACTTATAAAGACGCCGCTAACTTATTGAAAGAATATCAACATGAATTCAAGTACGGCACTAAGTGGTTTAAAGATAGCCTCAAGGCATTGTTTATCATGGGGTATTTTGATGACCGGCTAGAGTTGACGACTTACGCTAAGTCAGGTGGCAAGGGGTTATCAGTCACGGCCTCGACAAAGGTTATTACAGCGGCATAAAGGTGGCTAAGGTGCCACTACATATAAGCCAATAGGCTTTTTTATTTTGGAGGTTACACACATGAAGATGACATTAAGTAGATTAAGATATAAAGCAAGTCTAAACAAATTAGGATATGAAGAGTTGTCGAACGGAAACACAATTGATACAAACGAGAAGCTGTTCGACTTTTTGTTTGGATATTATAAACAGTCATTAAGTCAGAGTATTAGTAGTAATGCTTTCGATTACTTAAAGG